CGTTTCGGCCCGTCCTGCAGATACTTGCTGCAGCGCACGCGGGACGTGGCATCCTACTCCCCATGACGAGAGACGACCTCATCGCGGCACTGGCGGCGTCGCCCAAACGGGGGCGGCTGACGCTGCTCCTGAAGCTGATCCCCCAGCCTGCGGCGCTCATCGCCCAGCGGGCGGGCATCGGGCGGGCCTCGCTCTACCGGGAGGCGACGATGTCGCTCGCCTTGAAGCTGCGGGTGGCGCGCGTGGTGCGCGTGCCCGCGTCGATCATCTGGCCGGAGACAGCGACGCTCGCGTTTGAACTGCTCTACGGCTTTGGAGGAGGGAAGAAGCGATGACCAAGAAGCAGACCAAGAAGACGCCCGCGCCGACCGCGCAGGCCGAGCCGCAGGCCGAGCCGCAGGCGGCACCGGCCCCGAAGGCCGCGCCGAAGGACGGGAACCTCACGCTGGAGCGCCAGCGCGTGGTCAACGCCCTGATCAGCGCGGCGGCGCTGCGGGTGGGCGAGGGGCCGCACGAAGTGATTCTGTCCGAGGGCGAGCGGTATGCCCCGGCGGCGACGCTGGTGACCGAGGTCAGCGCCGCACTGGGCGTCACGACCGAGATCGTGCGGCTCGCGCTGGAGAGCGCCGTGCAGCAGGGACTGCTGGTGGTGCCGCCGGGCCTGCCGGTCAGCGAGCACCCGATCATCGCGGTCAGGCCGGGCACTCTGTGAAGGTTCGCATCGTGGTGGACGACCAGCCCCGCTCGACCATGACGGTGGGGCTGGCCGACGAGATCGAGGGGTGCCTGCTGGCTGCGGCCAAGCAGGTCGCCGACTACCGCAAGAGCACACCCCGGAGCCGCACGACCAGCGGCTACGTGCTGGGCTACAAGGGCACGCTCATCACCATCGAACTGGTGGCGTCGCGTGTCGTGATCATCAAGCCGAAGACCACTGGAGAGTAGTCACATGGACGACACCGAGCAGACCCCCGTCGTCACGCCGCCAGCCAGCGACGTGTTCACGCACTCGACCAGCATCGCGAAGCTGGCGACCGCGCTGGCGGCAGCGCAACTGAAGTACGCGCCGCTCGTCGCGCGGCAGGTCGCCGACGCCGAGAAATACAAGTACACCTACGCCGACCTCGCGGCGGTGCTCGCGTCCATCCAGCCCGCGCTGGCGACGCAGGGCATCGCGATCCTGCAGGGCGTGTCGATGCAGCGCCCGCAGGGCAGCAGCGGCCTCGTCGTGCTGGTCGAGACGCGCCTGCTGCACGCCTCGGGCGAGTGGATCGCCACGACCCTGAAGCTGCCCTCGGGCGAGGTCGCCCCGCAGAAGGTCGGGTCGCTGATCACCTACCTGCGCCGCTACGGGCTGGTGGCGATGGCCGGGGTGGCGAGCGAGGACGACGACGGCAAGGAGGCCCAGCAGGCCGCACCGCCGAAGCGCACGGCCCCGCCTGCGCCGCCGAAGACCCAGCCCGCGACCGCGCAGCCGGTGAAGCGCGACACGCCGAGGCCGGTGGACGCGACGCCGCCTGCCGAGGAGCCGGTGACGCCGCGCACCATCGCCGACCCGGTGCGCGAGGACGGGGTTCGCATCAGCGCGAAGGACCGGGGCTTGCTCTTCAAGGTGGCGAAGGAGCAGGGGCTGAACGAGACGCAGGTCAAGCAGTTGATCTTCGCGCTCTGGGGCTACACCTCGACGGGGGCCATCCTGCAGGGCGCGCAGTTCGGCAAGCTGCTCTCGGCGATGGAGAACCCGCAGGACCACGGCGTCACCATCGGCAACGGCGACCTGACCTACGACCGTGCGAAGGACGCCAACCCGCTGCCGGGCAACCCTGACCTCGGGGGACTGTGATGGCGAAGGCACGCGCGCCCCGTGCGGGGCCGAAGGTCTACGCCAAGCAGTTGGTCATCGAGGTGCCCAAGGCGATGCTGGAGGAGGCCGCGCAGCAGGCGTGGCCTGACCTCGTCACGCTCGCCGAGGGCGCAGGCTGGCGGGTCCGCGACACCGACGACTACCTCTGGTGCGGCAAGGACCACGCGCTGCTGCGGCAGGGCACCGACGAGATGCGCGGCATCCCGGTGCTGCTCTTCCAGAACTGGTGATGAGCACGCTCCACTTCGACCACGAAACCCACACCTTCTGGCGCGAGGGCCAGCGGGTGCTGGGGGTCACCGAGATCCTGCGGCGGTGCCGCCTGACCTCGCCCTACTGGACCGTCGAGGCCCGCAACCGGGGCACGCGCGTCCACAAGGCGCTGCACGTCCTGCAGACGCTCGGGGACGCCGAGGGTCGCTCGCATCTGCTGGCGGGCGACCTGCCGTTCTACGCGGCGGGCGTGCGGGCGCTGGACACGTTCGGCATCGAGGTGCTCGGGGCCGAGGAACTGGTGGACGGCGGTGCCTACGCGGGCTGGCTGGACCTGCGCTGCCGCCTCCGGGGGCGCGCCCTGCCGATGGTCATCGACTTCAAGACGGGCCGCGCCGCGCCGTGGACGCCGCTCCAGTTGGCCGCGTATGCTGCCCCGCAACCGACGCCGCACGACCGGGCGTTCATCGAACTGCTCCCGTCGGGAGCGCCGAAGCTGACGGTCTGCCGCGAGCATCGCGGCGACCTGCGGCACTTCAACGCCTGCGTCGCCGTGGCGCAGTTGCAACTGGCACTGGAGATCCCTGATGGCGAAGACTGAGACGCTCGTCGTGTTTGAACCGGCCACGCACATCGACCTCGCCGAGGTGGCGACGTGGGTCGTGGACGGTCCCGAGACGGCGGAACTGGCCGTCGAGTATCGCGAGGGCGTCAAGGCGCTCATCCGCGAGATCGAGGCGGGCTACAAGCCGCACGTCGCCCGCGCCCACGCCGCGCACAAGGCGCTCTGCGAGGAACTGCGCCTGCGCCTGCTGCCCTGCACGGTCGCGCTCGACGCGCTGAACCGGGCCATCGGCAGCTACGAGGTGGCGCGGCAGCGGGCCGAGGAGAAGGCCCGGCGCGACGCGGAGGCGGCGGCGCTGGCCGACGCGGAGGCCGCACGGGCGTCGGACGCCGAGGCCGCACGGCTGCGCGGGAACACGGCGCTGGCCGAGAGCATCGCGACCGCGCCGGTCGAGGAGTTCATGGCCCCGGTGGTCGTGCCCCCGACGCGGAAGACCTCGGGCGTGGCCGTGACGGTCACCTACGAGCCGGTGGTCGAGGACTTCGACGCGCTGCTGCAGTTCGCGGCGGCGAGCGACAGCGCGATGCGTCCGCTGCTGGTGCAGGCGAACCTGAAGGGGCTGCAGGCGCTGGTCGATCAGATGGGCGAGGGGTTCAATGTGCCCGGCGTCACGCGCGTGATGCGGACCCCCACCGTTCGTAGCACGCGCGCGGGGCGTTCCTAGATTTTGTGGAGTACGCCGGAGAGCCTCCGGCGAGTAGACTTGCGCCCGGCGCGCCGCGTGGCTGCAGCGCGCCGGGGCTTGCCCCGTGTGCCACCGTGGAGTCAGCACGATGACCGAGACATCCTACCCGAAACCCAGCGACCTCGCGAGAGAACACCTCGCCCTCTCCGAGCACGACCTGCGCGGGGAGCGTGACGCCTACCGCGCACTGCTCTGCGCCGCCCTCGACCGGATGCACGCGATGGTCGTGGCCTACGCCGACCTGAACGCCCGCTACACCCGGCTGCTGGACGACCACCGCGCCCTGCGCCGGGATCAGCGGTCGTGACGGGCAACCGGCGCACCTTTGCCCGCCTGCCCGGCGGGGGCTACGTCTACACCTTGCTCGATGAGGGCGTCCGCGTCGAGGTGCGGCACCTCCGGCGGGCGTGGGGCGCGATGCACGCCGAGGTCGATGTCCAGTGCGAGTGGGCCGGGGCGCTGCGGCACGGCCTGAGCCTCTCCTGCGCGGACCTGAACCTCTCGCTGCAGGACGCCCGCGTCAAGCTCGCCAACTACTGTGCGCGGCGCTCGCGCAGCGAGGAGCACGTCCCGCGTGACGAGCAGCCGCAGTTCGACTGGGTCGGCGTCATCGACGCCGCGTGCATCCAGACCCTGCAGGCCGAGCGCACGGGCGACGAGTCGCTGGCCCTCGATGACGCGCCCGACATGGTCGAGGCCACCGTCAACGTCTGGGGGCTGCAGATCCCGCTCGACGGCCCCTCCCTGCTCATCTCGCCCGGCGGCGGGCTGAAGTCGCTGGTGCTGCTGCTGGTCGCGGGCACGCTCGCGCTGGAGGGCCGCACGGTGCTCTACATCGACTACGAGTGGACCGCGTCCCGGCACAAGGCCCGCAAGCTGCGCCTCTTCGGGGCCGAGCCGATGCCCGGCCTGCGCTACATCCGCTGCAAGGGGCCGCTGACGCACGAACTGCCCCGCCTGCGGAAGGAGGTCGAGACGCACGGCGTCACCTTCTGCGTGCTCGACAGTGTGGGCATGGCGTGCGAGGGGCCGCTCAAGGACGATGACACCGCACGCGGGTTCTACGGCGCACTGGCCCTCCTGCCGCCCACGATGAGCGCCGGGCACATCACCAAGGCGCAGGTCGCCGCCCCCGACGCCGAGCGGATGGCCTTCGGCTCGGCCTTCTTCACCAACCTCGCCCGCATGAACTGGGACGTGCGGAAGGTCGAAGACCCCGTGCGCCAGCAGGCCACCATCTCCATCAAGGGCGGCAAGCAGAACGACGGCAACCGCGACCCGCCCGTCGGCCTGCGCTTCGTGTTCTCGCCCGACATGATCGCCGTGTCCCGCGTCGCCGTCGCCGACGAGCCGGAACTGGCAGCGGCGCTGACGATCCCCCAGCGCCTGCCCGGTGCGCTCGCCCGTGGCCCGAAGACCATCGCCGAACTGGCCTACGAACTGGAGGCGCAGGTCCGCTCCGTCGAAAAGGCGCTCAAGCGCGGGGAGGAGCGCGGCCTCTACCTCGTCGTGCCGAACGGGCCGGACGGCGTCACCCGCTGGGGCCGCGCCGAGCGGCATCACGCATGACCGGACAGTTGTCCCAGACACGCGGGACAGTTGTCCCATCGGGGCCGACTCAACCAATGGGACAGTTGTCCCAGACACGGTCGGACAAGCCCCTTCGGACGCAGGACAAAACAACCCCCCTCTGTAAGAGGGGGTTTTGTCCGTCCCACCGGACAGTTGTCCCAACGGAGGCAAAACGATGAGCTTCAAACGCGGCGACTCCGGGTGGTTGTGGCACCGTCAACGCAAGCTCGACTTCACCGTGGCGCGGGTGCAGGGCACCACGGCGCTGGTTCACGTCAAAGGGGCGGGGATCGTGCCCGGCCTCCTGCGCGTGCCCCTCACGGCGCTTCGGCGGGTCAAGGTGGCCCCGGAAGACCCGACCCCGGCCCCTGACCCCTGCGGCGAGCTTCAGTGGCTCCACGTCGTTGAAGCGGTGCCGCGCCCGTGAGCGACAATCGAGGCCCGGCTTCCGGGGGGCACGGGGGGCGTCGCCGGGCGTGCCCGACCTGCGGGCGCTGGATGCAGTTGGACCCTCGGGGCGGCTGGCAGTGCGTCCGGTGCGGCCAGCGGGTGGGGTCGAGCGGCAACTGGTGGCCTACGAAGCCCTTCGTAAGCGCCACGGAGAACGAAAAGCGAAGCGCCTCCGTGGTGAAGAGATCTCAGGGGGGGCCGCTACTACCCCCGTCTGGACGCGGTCGCGTTCAACGTGGGGCAACCTAGCGGTCTACAGCCCCATGTCCGGTTATGGGATTATCAACAACTTACGGGTGGTGAGAATCTTTTCACAGTGTGCCATTCTGAGACACGCGTGGCACACTTCATGTTAGGTGCTGGAAGTCGTTGCGAACACGCCACTTCGCGGTAAGGGTCAAGTGCCCTAACGTCCAAATATGCAGATTTGCTCAGTGTTTGTGCCCGGTCGCCCGGTCTGCCAAGGGTCGATGCGGCACCTCGGGAAGGGCCGGATGACCCACGACAACGTCCACCTCCGCGCGTGGCGCACGCAGATCGGCTGGGCCGTGCGCTCGTCCGTCAGGGCGGCGGTGCTCGACCCGGCGACCGACGTGCGGGTCAAGCTCCACTTCGTCGTCCAGCCGCGCCGCAAGGGCGACGCCCCTGACCTCGACAAGCTGGTGCGGGCGGTGCTCGACGCCCTAACGCACCTCGCCTTTGTGGACGATAAGCAGGTCGTCCACATCGACGCCCGGCGCACGCTGCTCGGGCCTGAGTCGCTGCCGAGCGCCGAGGGGGCGCACATCACCGTGGAGACGGCGTGATCCTGCCCAACGGCGAGGTGCGCGTAGCCTTCACCGCCGACGACGTGCGGCAGGCCGTCGCCTTCGCCGACGCGATGTGCGAGCACAAGCCGAACGTGCGGCGCTCCAAGTTCTTCGGCACCGAGCGGATGGACAACGAGGTCGCGGGGAAGCTGGGCGAGGTCGCCTTCGGGCGCGTGTTCGGCTGGCCCGTGGACTGGGCGCTGCACGCGGGCGGCGACACGCACGCCGACTTCACGGTGCAGCACGGCTGGACGGTGGACATCAAGGCCGTGAACGTGCAGCGGTCGCTGACGCACGACTACGCGCTGCCGCTGGCGCTGCATGAGGTGATCGCCGACGTGTTCGTGCAGGCGCTCATCGAGCCGGGCCGGGTCGCCGGGCGGCTGACCGGGTGGATCGGGCACGCGGCGTTCCTCTGGCACTGCCGTCGCGAGGCGGGCTGGCGCGACCGGGGCGACGACCCGTTCGTGGTGACACGCCGCCAACTGACGCTGCCGTTTCATGCGAGCTTCTGGAGGGACCGTGAGCAGCACTGAGCCGTTCGACCTCGTCTCGCATCCTGACGCGCACTCCAACCTGCTGCGCGAGCGGCTGCTCCAGTTGTCGCTGGCCTCGGCGCTGGCGCTGCCCGGCGAGCGGTGCGTGGTCAACGCCCGTGACCTGCACGACGTGACGACGCAGGCGCTGGACCTGACGCAGGAACTGCTGATGCTGCGCCGCTGCCTGATCGTGTTCATGCGCGCGTCGCACGTCGAGGCGCTGGCGCTGCCGTTCGCCGAGACGGTGCTGGCCGCGACGGTGCCGCTGCGGGTGAAGCACGACCCGCAGGCGCTGCCCGACCTGCTGCAGTTGCTGCTCGACGGCGAGGGCTTCGTGACGGTCAGCAGCAGCGCCTACGCGTCGCCTCCGGCGCTGTTCGACAGCGAGGGCCAGAGCGAGGCCGCGCGGCTCAGGG